AACTGAGCCCCTACATCTTCATTGATAAGTCCACTGTCAAGTAATGGCTTGATAGCATCAAACATGCTTATTCCCCTTTGTTAATTTTGAGATCCTTGATAAGGCGCATTACTTCCTCTTTCAAGTACTTCTCTACTTTCTTGTCGCCTCTTGCGTCCTTTGCAATATCCAACAATTTATGACCATGCTTCATATTCATCATGCCTTCATAAATTGCTTTAGGATACGCATTTGGTGCGCTAGGTTGTGCAACAATATCCACAGTGACTATTTCAAAGTCACTAACTTTGCCGTTCATATCGTCAACGTTACCGCTGCCACGACTTGATACGCCGAGTTTCACACCACTCTCCAACATAGTCTTAACTAATTCACCCATTGGAGTTGGTAAAATCTTTAATTTGCCGAATCCATTAGCTCCGTCCATCCACATACTTGTTATCATATGTGATACACGGTCTAAGTTAATCTTTAAATCGTCTGGGTGATCTACTTCACCTAATACTGAGTAACCACTTGTAATTTGCTCATTTAGAGTTTGTACAGCGACTTCAATCTCAGCAACGGGATAAACACGCTCATTTGCGTTCTTTACCCCGCCCTGAATGAAGATGCCCTTCATATAAAGGTTCTTCTTGTCACCTTCACTGACAGACTCAACCACCATACCTGCGCGGTCAAATGTCAAGTGCTCTTTAAGATAAGCCATTTTCTCTCAGATTCCTATTAAACTCTACGCTTTGTAGAGTTACGTGATTCTGCTACTGGACTACGAACTTTACCTGCTTCGTCTTTAGTGACTGGCTTAGGTGCGGCTGTTAAGTCTGCATTGTTTTGTGCTGGTGCATTTTTCCACTTGTTAGCATCTTTTACAGATGATTCACCTTTAGAATATGCATTGCTTGGTCCTTTTGGTCCTGTTGGAACTGATTCACTAGCACCACTGAACTTAACTGGTCTACTGTCCATTCCAGCTTGACCACTGTTAGCGTCTACTGTGCTCTTATTTTGAACACCGTTGTCACCGTGAGTTACAGAAACTTTCTTCAATGTAATAGCTTCCATCATAGGATCTTCATCATTACCATCTTCTAAATCTTTTGTAAAGTCTTTGCCGGCTTCTTCTGCTTCGTCATCAAACTCAGCATCACTTTCATCACCGTCGACTTCTGAATCGTCGGCACCCATAATTTCTTCAAACTCGGCCATTAACTGGTCTAATTTATCTTCTAGGTCAACAACACGGTCTTCTAGACCTTCTTCGCCACCTTCTTCATCTTCGCCGGCTTCAATGTCAATTACTTCATCTTCATCAGAATCAAACTCTAGGTCATCATCTTCAGCTTCAGCCATGCCTTGTTCTTCAACATCGATTTCACGGATTAGATCACCAACTTGGCCACCGATTCCGCCTTCGCCCATTTCATCATCCATCATTTCTTCATAGATCTGGCGGCTTTTCTCAACCACGATATCGTGAAATAATGCACGTGCTTGTTCTTCGTTCTCATTGATAATCAAATCAATAAGTTGTTCAAATTTTTTGTTGTCCATTGTTTGTCTCCTGAATGTAAATGGCTTTGTAGAGTTATTTAGTGGGTATCAAAAAAAACAGCACAATAAGTGCTGTTTTTTTACGTTTTTGTTTAAACTACTCATTAAACTGTCGGTGCACCTTCTGCTTTTGGTGCATATTGTTGATGTATCTTTTTCAAATAACTAACTTTTTCATAGTTACGAACATCATTCATCTTTCGTAGTTTACGTATTTGTTTTAATGTTAACTTTGTTTTACGGCTTTCTCTCCACTTTGGTTGACTGTTATCAGCACTAACGTCTTGATAACCTGCAACTGCCTCATCGAACATTTCAAATAATTTCATACAGTTATTTATCTAAATTACATTCCCGTGCCACCTGGCGCTGGCATATTCTGTCCTGGCTGAGCTTCTCCTGGCTGTGGAACTTGACCTGCGGCATCTAATGAAGGATCCATTGGCATTTCTTCTGCGGCAGTAGCATCTTCACCGGCTTGCATATCAGTCTCAATATCACCAACTGATACACCAATACCTCGCAAATCGCTACCTTGTGGTTCAATATTAAGTTCTTTATCGTTTTCTTCACGCCACATTTTTTCGTTTTTAGCAATTTCTTCTTCAGTTAGTCCTAAGAAACGTTCCATAGCAAAACGTTTACTGATGTACGGATAAGCTTCAACTGCTGTAAATGAACCCATACGTGCTGTATCTAATTCACTTTGACGATAAGCCGCAAAGTTTTGTGGAGGATTAAACGTTAAGTTAAACAATCCACTATCAATATTCAGTCCTCTCCAACGTAAGAACAACTTGAATTCTTCATCAAGCTTTCTAACCATATAGTTTTGTAATCGTTCGCAATATTGATTGAAACGGAACTCTTGAATCATAGCTGTACCAACACGACCATCGCTCATAGGAGTAACGTTATCGTCTGGGCCAGTAGGTAAATATGAACTTGGTACACGTAAGCCACGTGCTAATCTATTATTAAAATAACGCAAGTCATCAATCTCACCCAAATTCTGACCGCCGGGTAATAAATCAACGCTTGATCCACGACCATCAGCAGTAACTGGGAAGAAATAATCTTCGTTCATTGATAATGGATTATATGTAGCATCAACCATACTACCACCACCGTGTGTGCTTGGGATACGTCTTTGATGAATTTCATTCTTAATACGTTCAACGAATGCCATAGCCATATGACTTGGCATATTACCAACGTCAATTTTAAACACTCTACGCTCTGGTGCTCGTTGTACACGATAGATAAGAACCGCATCTTCTAGTAATTCTTTTTGTTTATAAACTTTAAAGATGTTCTCTAGTATTGACTGTCCAAATGGCCAAAATCTGTCTAGACCTTCTGTTAAGCTTAGATGAACAACGTGTTTAGAATCAATAGCGGCTTCATTAAAGCCTAAACTAAAACGACTACCAGTTGTATTGTATGGCATACTTGGAACAGTATATCCACCACCGCCACCAGTTCCTCCCCCACCTGTACCACCTAATCCAGTTGCTGGATTAGCGGCAAAGTCTGTATTTGTTTTCTGTGCTACAACTAAATTTTCTAAGTTAATATTTAAATCTTTGATAACATATTGCTCAGGCTTTTTACCTTCACTTTCGTTAACAATAACTTTAATAACTTTAGTCATATCAACCCAATATAACTTAAAGTTTTCTGGGTCACGAACAAAAACCTGATCCCCGTACTTTAAACAATTTCTAAAGATTTTAAAGATACGTGTTTCCATTTCATTCAACTTACACCATTGTTGTAGTTGAGTTTTTAATAAATCTACTTCGTGTGGAGTAGGCTCTTCACGCCATTCTAAACTGAAAGGAGTCTTATTGTGTTCATTTTTTTGTGTGCTGAATTCACTTATAATATCTAAACAAGCATTAATTTCAGCATCTACATCCATCATTTCATATTGATTATAGCGTTCAATACGATTTGGGTGACCTGTGTAAACTTCTGGCAAACGACTTCCATAGTTTTTATAACCAAAATCTTGATTGCTGTAATTGCTGGTTGTTGAATTACCGGGGCCATTCCATGCTCCGGTCACGCTACCGCCGCCTAATGGGCTCATTTGTCCAGATTGGTTAACTCTGGTGAAGTGTTTTTTGTATGTCATAATATAGGTCTATATACTATTTAGCGTTAAGCCATTGAATAGGTTAATATTTTACCTGAGATATCATTTCCATCACTTAACACACCAATCATATTATCCATTTTATTTTCCATTGTATTGGTGAATTGTTTAAGCATTGCTACTACTTCTGTGTTAGAAGTAGTATTGGTAGAGCTTGTAGGTGATAATCCAGGAATAGAAGTTTCTACTGATTTCTTTTCAACCTGTTCTAATTTTTGTTTTAACTTATCACCTTGGATTTTATTAAGAACGGTCTCTTTACCATGTAACATTACTGGATAACCTGAACTGGGTCCAGAAAATTCGCCACCGTCCTGTGCTAATTGTGCGTGAAAATGCGGGCCGCTTGATCCCGGACTTGGAAAGTTGTATTCATCTAGTACATATCCTGCACCCATACCTTTAAGCATTTTAGCGATTTCTTTACCTTGCTCAATTGTTGGTGTGTAGTTTAATTTAAAATCAAATGCTTTACCTTCTGTGTGTAAGCTTTTTCTTCTTCCTGGTTCATTGTGGAAATTATCATTGAATGCCGTAATAGTACTGAATCCGGGTATAGTATCTTTTGCTTTCTTAGCTATCTCAATTAATCTTGTATCAATTTCCCTACCTTCTCCTTGAACATCACCTTCTTTAAGAGGTAATCCCATTTTTTTCAATGATGCAGCCGAATGTTTCTCTTTAGCACCCGTAGGTGGTGTTATCCCACGTGCTTTATTACGGTTAGCTGTTTCTTCTTCTCTCCTAGCACGTTCGGCTGCTTCACGTGCTCTCATTTCAGCAATACGTGCTTCTTTTGTTTCGTCCGCTCCGCGTCCTTTT